AATGTTTGCTGCTTCTGTTTGGTTAATACCTCTGCTAATTAAAAATTGATACTCCTCAAAGTTTGGACTATTTGGATCTGCAGGATCTAATACTTCTGATTGCGGTAATATGCCTGATCCAATGTTTACACGTTTGCCCTGTGCAATATTACTTATTGCTTGTTTAACAGTTGATTTACCAGATTGACTATATGCGTCCCAAAAACTTGTAGTTGCTGCTTGATCTCCTGCAGTTGCAGCTATTGCAGCATTTATAGGCCTATCAACAAATGTACGATAAAAATCCTCTAATCCCATTAACGATCCTCTTACTAATGCAGTAAATGGATCTCTTACGTAAGTTTTAAAAAATCCTTCGTCTTGTTTTAATTGTTCATACCTATCTGCAAGCAACTGTAGTGTTTGATCCTCTGGTTGCATTTTAAGCAACGTCAAAGAACTAATCATGTCTGGTGTAAAGTTAGGATATGTTTGTGCTAACTTACTAGCACGAATTGCGTCTTGTGGAGTTAATGTTTTTTTAATAGCGTCATAACGCTTTGTTCTTTGATCTATTTCGTAAAATAAATCTTTTTCTACATCTGGTAATTCAAAAAAGTTTAATTCTGCCATGTTGAAGGATTAACTGATCGTTGTTGTGGTTTACTTTGAAACGCAGCAAGTATAGATCCTAACTCATCTGTTGGATAAATCTCATACATTGCTCTAACTAACTGTACAGGATCTGGTGGTAACATAGGTGATCCAGTAGCTGCAATACGTCTCGCTTCATCAGTTACTCCCTCTTGTATGTTTTCTTGTCCGCCACCCTGTGTAAATATATCTAATGCTTCTGGTGGTATTCCTGCAGGTAACGAAGGTGTTACTGCTTGTCCAGGTGCTGCTGTACCTTCTAACGCTGCATTTGCTGCTGCTACGTTTGCCTCTGCTTCACCTTCTGTACCCATAGGTTCACCACTAAGCATTTGTTTTACTTCCTCAACAGAAACTCCAGTGTCTGTTCGTTGTGATAACGCACCAGGACCTGATACTGCTGCAGGATTATTAGGCCTTCTTAATCCACCTCGTCTACCTCTTGATCTGCTACTAGGATCTATCGCCATTTATACACTCCTCACATTGACATAGTTCATGGTTAAACATTGCAATAGGAAATAAAACCATAAATCCTATATTGCTATTAAATTCTATTATTGGATTCTGTATATCGTTCATGTTGTTTAATTCTGGAAATCCAGGATCTATTCCAAAATGTTCCTCTATAATTTCCTCACTAGCTTCCCATACGTCCTCTAGTCCTTCACGAACAATATCTCTAAATTCTATATCTGTATAATCTGCCATTATCCCTGTCCTAACAATAATGATCGTATGTCTACTCCTCCACCTGCTGCAGGTTGTGGTGCTGCTGCTTGTGGTACTTGTCCTAATTGTTGTAACATAGCTTCCTCCTCTGGAGACATTGCAGGTTCCTCTGCTGTATAAAACTTAGATAAAATCTCACTCATGTCATCAGGTGATTTGTATATTTCCACTACAGACATAGTAGCTTTAGGATCGCCCTGCTGTGCTTGTGCTAATAACGTTTCAAATAAAACTTTTTCTGCTTTTTCAGATCGTATACGTTCGTTGATCTTAGGTATGTTATCTAAACCGTCCATGTTTTCTTGTAATGTTTGTGTATCTAAAATACCTGCTTGTAACAACTGTAATCCAGATACTATCTTGGTAGGTTCGTCAAAACTTGCCATAACACCATAGACACGTCTTGTAACAAAGTTATTGTCAATATCTGTTTCTGGTGTATAGTTTTCTGCAAAGCTAGATCCATTTCTATATCCTGCTAATGGTTTTCTTTTTCTACCATAAACAACTTGATCTAGTTCTAATCGTTTGCTATCTAATTCCTCAATAGCGTCTCGTAATACTAATTGATATTCTTTTACATTAAGATCTACAGATGACATAAGTTCTTGTAAACCTTTACCAGTTGCAAAACTGTTAGGTGATATACCGTCATCAGTTAATGGATAGTTAGATCCAATACGCATTTGTCTCTCTATACGATCTATTTGTTGAAACATTTGATATGGCAAATTACTTACTGGTTTACTTACCTGTGATCCAGGTGCAAGATAGTTTATTGCATTTCTACCTTTTTTGTAATTACCAGATTCTAATTCACCAATAATGTTTGTCTCTGTAAATACTGCGTCCTCCATAGCAATTACAGATAACACATTAATCTTTGCCATTGTTGACATAAGGCCTAACACATGATCGTATTGGCCCTGTAGTCTATCAAAACTATATCGTTTAGCTATAACAAATCTAGGTCCAGACTTTAACGGATTAGGTATAAAGTCCAATATTTGTTTCATGTCTGGTAGGAAAATGTATGTACCTTCCTCGTCATAATATTCTGCTAACTCAACACCGTCTGCTAATGAGTTCTCCCATGATCTGCTGTATGCGTCTGTGTATTTAAATCTTGTATAACCAGGTTGTTGACCTGCTTGATCTACATCAACTTTTGCTTGTGGATACATAGCTTTAATTGTTTGTACAGGTACTAACCTAATCAATGCCATTTCTTTTGGTTGTTGATCTGGTCCGTAATATCCTGGAAAACAATCGTATGGATCTCGTAACTGTGCTAGTGGATACTCATTACCATTAGCGTCTTTCTTAGTTGTAATTACCCATACAGCAAAACCGTAACCAGGCAACCACCTACTAGCTTGTGGTAATGCTTTATCTAACTTAGCTTGTTTGTCATAATGATGTACGATTCGTTCTAACTTCGCTGCTTTTTTTCTAGCTCTATCACTATCTCTATCGTTTAGTGGATCTACTTTGATGTCTGGTACTCTACCTATTTTTTGTGCTAGATGTTCTAGTCCAGATAAAATTAAATTAGGTGCAGGTAAGTCCTCACTAAAATTATTTGATTGTTGTCCTAATAATGCTGCTACACCTCGCGATCCTACGTTTAATATATCTCGCATTCTGTCTCTGTATTCCCAATGACCAGAATGTTCGTGCATACCACGAAGGTCCTCTAGTTTTTTAAAAAGTTCGTCTCCTGTTAACATTATCTATTCCAAAATGGTTCGTTCATTGTGCTTGCCTGCAATCCCTGATAACTTGGTTCATAATCATATTCCATTTGCGCTTGCAAAGTTTTTTGCAGCGTCTTTATTCTTTTCATTGGAAACCAACTTGCCATAACTAAGTCTGTTTTTGTCTTAACAGATCTACTGTTCTTTGCACTTGCTTGACTAAAGTAAATCAGCTGTTGCCTAAAGATACTAACTTTACGTTTTGTTATACCTTCCGCGTACGGCAAATTTATCTTTTGTTGCTCATACAGTGGTACCATTGCTGTTACTCCAAACACTGGATCCCACTTGTTCACGTTAGTTTCGTGTCCTTCTATTTTAACACCTGCCTTCATAGACCAATCCCTAATTTCTCTATCCTGGCGAATTGCTTTTTGAAATCCATTTTCCTCTACAATCCAGTGATATAGATTATATTGTTCATGCCATTCCTTCATTAGTGCTAATGCTTTAGACACACCACCTCCCTGATCGTTACGTATGTCTACTAATGTCAATGTGCCTAACTTTACATTGTATGCCCACAACACTGCTGCTTGGTATCCTGTACTAGCAGGATCTAATCCTGCAATCAAACTTACATGTGGAGGTATGTCTCCTAACTTACGTGATCTATCTAAACAAGAATCTACTGCCTCTGGTGTAAATAATTGCATACCGTCTGGAATAGCTTTGTTTAGATATACCATTTCAAATATGTTTCTACCGCTTGTTGTCTCTGCTGCATGTAACTGTGATAACAACCATTTATGCGTACGCTTTGCAGGCCATAACATGTGCTTACTATGATCTGCGTCTGGATCCTCTAGTGGTACTTCTAAATCATGCGCACGTTCTACAATAGATTGCCATTCCTGGTTATCAAGAATATGCGAATATAAATCATCTGGGTGCTGACGTGATCCAATGACTACCATGCCTGTGTGTTCCTCTTTTCTTGATTGAAGTGTTGTAGTCCACCAGTTTCTCGTATTCTCTCTAGCACTAGGTTGCACTGTTGTTGAGTGATCCTCAATGTCGTCTGCGATAATGAGGTCAGCGTCTCTGGAGAGAATCTTACCTCCTTTTCCAACTGCGACCAAAGTTGGAGACTTAATACCTGTAACTGTTCTAGTTGCAACAGTAAACTGACTACTTGACCAACTTTTTCAGCTTCTGTTTTCTGGTTTAAAATTTCGTCCTGGTCCACAAAAATCCTCTATTAACTTCTCATTACCTTCTAAGTGATCAAGCACGGAACTTACTGCGTTCTTAGCTATGTCCTCGTTTCCACCAACCCACATAACTCTTATGTTCGGATTCCTACAAATCACATAAACACAGAAGTGTGTTAATAAGTCTGTTTTACCATGTCGTGGCGGACTTAATACCATAAGTCTACCACCAGTTTCTATTGATTCAAGTATGGCTTTGATCCATTCCTGCTGAAAATCTGGTGTATCGTACGGCTCACCACGTTCTGTCAGAAAATATGTATCACGAAAATTAATAAAGTCATCTACCGATACTTTTGTATCTACACGCTCAAACTGCTGTTGTTTACGTTCTAACTCCAGGTCCTTATAGTACGCAGCTAACGAACGTGATATGTTTGCACGTGATGTGGACACTGCGTCTGCCACCTGCTGTTGCGTCATCTCACCAGATATAATTTTATCAAAGTATCCATACTCTTTACATACTGCATAGTATTTACCTCTACGCTCTGTAACAGCACCGTCAACACTTTTTTCCTGTTGAAACTCTGTAGTCTTTTTATTTGCTCTTGTAGCTCTGCGTCTTATGCGGTTGGAACACCGATCGCTACAATATTTTTTTCTACCTTCGGGCAAAACGCTAGTGCAATCTGTCGCCACACAAATTACTTGCTTTGGTTTAGTCATCTGCTATAGTGTACCATACATAGTCGTAAAAAAAATTTTTTTATAAGCAAGATCTGTTGCTAGTTTTTAAGAAAAACAGGTCTGATAATGAGTCGGTAAACTAAGCGGACTAACTAGACCGTGATAACTAGGGTTAGATCCTATTAATCCGAATATTTAATTAAAAGATTTCTAGTGGTTTTGAAACTAAATTTACACAAGTTGTAAGGCAGACACGTACGAATCACTAATAACAGTATCAATGACCAGGTGCGAGGACCTACAGAGGCTAAGGAAAAGGGTTGCATGACCTGCCCATAAGTGAATGGCAAAACAACTGCCTGGCTTGTTACTGTTGCTGATAAACTTTGATCTGGTTGGGCGGGATCGGCACAGGGATCGCTATATCTACATACCACACTCCCGACAATAAAGTAGAACATTTGTTCTATTTATTGCTTA